TGCCCCAGCTGGTCGACGAGGACGGGCAGCCGGTCGACCCGGCAACTGTGGTGTGGCCGCCGCGGGCGGACGAGGCGGCCACACTGCAAGCGGCCCGCCTGTACGGGCGGCGCGGGTCCGTGCAAGGCGTGGCCGCGTTCGCCGACGCCGGCGTGTCACTGCTGGCCCGGCTCGACCCGGACGTGCGGGTGCTGCTCGAGCTCGGCGAATATCAGCGATCGGCGTTCGCGTGAGCATCACCGACGAGATGCAGGCGATCGCGGACAAGCTGGCCGCGCAAGGGGTGGACGCCACCTGCGACCCGCGTTCGGCGACCCCGCCGTGCCTGCTCGTGGAGTACCCGAACCTGCGTTTCGACGTCGGCTGCGGCGCGACCGGTGAATGGGGTGTGGTCGCCCTCGCCCCGGGCACCGCGAACCTGGACGCGGTCGACTCGCTGGTGCCGCTGCTCGCCGCGGCGGCGGCGGTGCTGCCGCTCGAACGCGCCGACAAGATCAGTTACATGCTTTCCCCGGACAACCCGCCGGCGCCGGCGTACCGGTGCACGTTCACGCAAGGAGTCGACCTATGACAATCACCGAGTCACGCGTCAAGCAAGGCATCCTCACCTTCGGCGGGTCCGGTGGCGGCACCCTGCCGGACGGCACCGCGTTCGCCTGCCAGGCGACCAACGTGCACGTCACCCCGTCCTACGACGACGACGGGGACAACATCGAAACCCTGTGCGGGGACACCCTGCCGCCTGGGAAGAAAGAAACGTGGGTGCTGGCCGGTACCAGCGTGCAGGACTTCGACGACCCGGACGGGTTCCTCGCCTACTGCTACACGAACGCGATGCAGACCGTCGCGTTCACGTGGGAACCGAACCAGACCGGTGCGCCGACTTGGGCCGGTGAGTGCGTGGTTGTCGCGGTCGAAGAGGGTGGGGACGTGAACACCCGGATCACCACTGACTGGGAGTTCGACGTGGTTGGGCGGCCGACCCGCACTGCGGGTGCCGGTGCCGCGCAGGAGGACGAGCAGCAGGAGCCGGCGGCCTGATGCCCGGCCCGGTCGTCCAGGTCGAAGGGCTGCGCACCCTGTCGACGACGCTGCGGCGTGCGGAGCAGAACCTGGACGACCTGAAGGACGCGAACGCGCGGGTCGGGGCGATGGTGGCGCAATGGGCGTCGGTGCGCGCCCCCCGGCGCACCGGCCGGCTCGGCCAGTCGGTCCGGGCCGGGCGTCAGGCGGGGGCGGCGGTCGTCAGCGCGGGCACGGCCGCCGTCCCCTACGCGGGGCCGATCCACTGGGGCTGGCGGTCCCGGCACATCACCGCCCAACCCTGGGTGTCCGAGGCGGCGGTGGAAACCCAACCGGCGTGGCTGCCCGTCTACCAGGCCGACATCCAGAAGGTGCTCGACACCGTTAAAGGAGTCTGACGTGCAGGTGCGGCGCAGGTTCCGGCTGGTCCTGGCCGGGCAGAAGGTCGAGATCGACACCAACGCGCTCGACCTGGCCAAGGCCGAACGCGAGGGGGAAGGCCCGGTGGTGCAGGGGCTGCGGCTGATGCATCAGGCGTGCCTGCGGCAGCGGGTCGACGGGGTGCCGGTGAAGTTCGACGAGTTCGCGTCGATGCTCGACGAGTTCGACGACATCACCGACGACGAGGACGGCGTGGGGGACATGGACCCTACCCGGCTGGCGGACTAGCGGAGTTCGCCGTGGTGCTCGCCGTCGAGACAGGGGTTCCGATGACCGTGTGGCTGGCCGACACGCGGGCCATGACCACGGCGGTGCGTTACCTCGAGGACCGGGCCGAAGCGGTCAAGAAGGCCCGCTGACATGGGTGCCCCGGCAACCCTGAAGATCGCGATCATCGCGGACGCGGCGAAAGCTGTCGCCGGGCTCAAACGCGTCGACGACGCGGCAGGCAAGGCGGCATCGTCGACGGAGAAATCCGGGTCGAAGTTCGGCACCCTCGCCAAGGTGGCCGGCGCGGCGATCGGCGGGGCCGCGCTCGGCGGCGTGGTGAAGATGTTCAAAACCGGTGTCGACGAGCAGAAAGATTTCCTGTCCGGGCAGGCGCAGCTCGCGAACGGGATCAAAACCACCGGCAACGCGGCGCACGTGTCGGTGGGCGGGCTCGAGGATCTCGCCTCGTCGATCCAGAACTACTCCGGGCAGACCGACGACTCGATCGTCGCGTCGGAGAAACTGCTGTTGACGTTCACCGGGGTCCGGAACGAGGCCGGGAAGAACAACGACATTTTCAACCAGGCCACCAAGATGACCGCGGACATGGCCGCGAAGATGGGTGGTGACGCGTCGAAATACGCGGTGCAGCTTGGTAAGGCATTGAACGACCCGGCCAAGGGCGTGTCGAAGCTGACGAAGATCGGGGTGACGTTCACCGACGCGCAGAAAAAACAGATCGCGGCCATGGACAAGGCCGGGAACAGGGTGGGCGCGCAAAAAGTCATCATGGCCGAGCTGCGTAAGGAGTTCGGCAACTCGGCGAAAGCGGCCGGGGACACCCTGCCCGGGAAAATGGCCCGCGCGCAACGGTCCTTCGAGGACGTGTCGCAAGGGCTGATCGCGTCGCTGATGCCGATCATCACCAAGCTCGCGGACGTGCTGCTGCAGGACGTGCTGCCCGCGTTTGAGAAGGTGATGGGGTTCATCGAGAAACACCAGACCCTGTTCGGGATCCTGGCCGGGGTGATCGGCACGGTCGTGCTCGCGATCAAGGCCTGGTCGCTGGCTCAGGCGATTTTCAACGCGGTGATGGCGGCCAACCCGATCGTGCTGATCATCGCCGCCGTGGTTGCGCTCGGCGTGGCCCTGGTTATCGCCTACAAGAAGTCCGCGACGTTCCGCAAGATCGTGCAGACCGCGTTCGGCGGGATCGTCGCCGTCGCCAAGGTGCTGTGGGCCGGGTTGAAACTGCTGTTCGCGTTCTGGATGCTGCAATTCCGGCTGGTGCTGGCCGTGGTGCAGACCGTCGCGCGGGGCGTGATGGCCGCGTTCAAATGGGTCGTCGACGCGGGCGCCACCATGATCGGCTGGATCCGGAAGATCCCCGGCTGGATCAAATCCGCCCTGTCCGGACTGTTCAACATCATCAAGGCGCCGTTCCTGGCCGCGTGGAACTGGGTCGCTAACAGCCTCGTCCCCGGCATCGTGGGCTGGGTCAAGTCGATCCCCGGGAAGGTCACCTCCGCGCTCACCGGTGTCGCAGAGGCGATCAAGGCGCCGTTCCGCGCCGCCTGGGACTGGGTGGCGCACACTCTCGTGCCCGGCATCATCGGCTGGGTTCAGTCGATCCCGGGGAAGGTGCGGGCCGCGCTGGCCACCCTGGCCGCGATCATCAAGGCACCGTTCTCCGCCGCCTGGTCGTGGGTCAAGACCAACGTGATCGACAAGATCGGCGGCGCGTTCGCCGGGCTGTGGTCGGCGATCAGGAACGCCATGTCGAAGGTGGAAGGGGCGATTACCGCACCGTTCAAAGCGGCCTGGACGTGGATCAAGACCAACGTGATCGACAGGATCGCGTCCGGGTTCTCCACGCTCGGCGCCGCACTGAAGAAACCGATCAACGCAGTCATCCGAGCCTGGAACAACCTCAGTTTCACGATCGGCGGGTTCAAGCTGCCGTTCCCGCCGCACACCAAGTTCCCGTCCGTGACGATCAGCACGCCGAACCTGCCGCTGCTCGCGTCCGGCGCCTACGTCACCCGCGCCACCGCCGCCGTCGTCGGCGAGGGCCGCTCGGCGGAGTTCGTCGCGCCGGAGCCGATGCTCCGCGCGGTGATCCGCGACGAGCTCGGCCGCGGCGGCGGCAACGTGTACAACTTCCAGGTCCCGCCCACCGCGAACCCCGCCGAAACCGGCCGGGTCATCGTCAAGGCGATCCAGGCCTACGAGCGGGCCGCCGGCGCAGGGTGGCGATCCGCGTGAGCACCCTGGTCGCCGACGGCACGGTCGAGATCGCGGTCGAGCTCGGCGTCGGCCGTTCCGCGCTGGAGGGCGTGTGGGACTCCGCGGTGTGGGGCACCAACGTGTGGGGGCAGTCGGACACCAGCCTCGGGGATTGGGTGGACTTCACCTGCGACGTGGTCGACGAGTCGCTGTCCACCACGTCCGGCACGGACCAGACCGACGGGGTGGTGACGCACTGGGCGGCCGCAACCTGCTCGCTGCGGCTGCTCGGCCCCGCCTGGGACCCGTGGCACGGCCCCTACGCCGGGCTGGCGGGCCCGGGACTGCCGGTGCGGATCCGGTGGCGCCCCGCCACCGGGATGGCCGCCCTGGCCGGCATCGCCGACGACGAGGAGGATCTGGACGCGTCGGGCTGGCAGTTCGCGTTCGTCGGCGCCGTCGACGACGAGGGATACAACTGGAACCCGCAGACCGACCCGGCCCGCTCCTACGCCGCGCTCGCCGCCACCGACGGCACCCGCATCCTGTCCGCGTTCGACGGGCTCGAACAAAACCCGCAAGGCGCGCAGGAAACCGCCTCGCAGCGGGTCACCCGCATCCTGGACACCGCGCTGTGGTCAGCCACGCTGCGCGACATCACCGCCGGCGGCGTCGCCGTGCAGGCCACCACGCTCGCCGACAACGCGTGGACCATGCTGCTGCAAGTCGCCGACACCGACCTCGCCCTGCTGTGGATCCGCCGCGACGGCTACGTCTGCTACCGCCCGCTCGGCCGGATCAAGTCCATGGTCGCGGTCGACGCGACCATCGCGGTCTGCCCCGCCGACAGCTCGCAGATCCAGATGGTCGACATGGAAGGCGGGCAGCCGACCGTCACCCGCAACATCGTGTCGATATCCCGGCAGGCCCGCGACGAGACCGACACCCCGGTCACCATCACCCGTACCGACGACGAGTCGGTGGCGCGGTTCCTGCCGCACACCTACCAGCGCACCGACCTGATCCACTGGGACGACGACTGGTCCGGCGTGATCGCCGACGCCGTCCTCGCCGGGTCCGCCTGGCCCCGCGACGCGCCCCAGTCGGTCGAGCTCAACTCCCGGGTCGACCCGCGCGCCGCGCAACTGCTGCTCGGCCTGGACTTCGACCACCGCCTCACCATCACCGACGGTGTCTCGGCGTGGCAGGTCGCGCCGTCCGCGTTCTCCGACGTGCAGATCAACCGGCGTGAGATCACCGGCGTGATCGCCCTGCTGGACATGTCCGCGTGGGCGTCCGGCGCGTGGGACACCGCGAAATGGGACATCGACCAGTGGGGGTACATCTAAATGCCGACCGGACGAATCCAGGTCGCCCCCGGCCAGACCATCGTGTCGGCCGGCTGGGGCAACCCGCTGTGGGACCACTCAGTACAGGCGTTCGCCTCCGCCGCGGACCGTGACAACCAGTTCCCCGCACCGCAGCCCGGCGCGATGTCGTTCACCGAGGACACCAAAACCCTGTGGGTGTTCGTGTCCGGGGCGTGGGTGCCTGTTCCGACCGGCATGAGAATCGTGTGGGGCAGCGTCGCCGTGCCGATCGCGACCGCGAACACCGCCGCCTCGGCCGCGGTCACCTTCCCGGCCGGGTCGTTCACCGCCGCACCGTTCATCGTCGCCGGCATCAGCACCGGCCCACCCGCCGCCGGGTCCGCGTTCGCCTGGCCGTCCGCCGGCACCGCCAGCGGCTTCACCATGAACGCGATGCGGTCCAACACCAGCACACAAACCTGCTGGTACATCGCGATCGGGGCCTGAGCATGAGCACCGTCACCTGCCACACCGAGGGCTGCGACAACAACGGGGTGCCGCTGCAACTCGACCTGACCGTCTACGACCCGGACACCGGGCAACCGGCCGGCACCACCAGCACCGTGATCTGCGGCCCGTGCGGGCAGCCGATCACCGACATTCAGGACGGAGCAGCGTCATGAGCGACCCGGACGGCTGGCCGGTGCAACCGGTCGAGGAAGAACCCGTGCAACCCGAACCCGAACCGGACCCGGTCCGCCGCGACACCGGCGACGCCGCCCGGCTCGAACAGCCCGGCGACAGTCAACGATGACGGATCTAGTGCTTACGGTTGCGCATCCGCGAGCATTCGGCGCAGGTCCGCTTGCCGCCTGCCGCACCGACGCGCGTCCATACCCGATCGAAGTCGGAACCGTACGGACGCCGGTTTCCCATGCCACAAGTGTAAGCGACAGGGAAGGGGGTGAGGCCGATGAGTGAGTACGCGCCAGCCGCGATCACCGCCATGTTCAACACCATCAAGGCGGGTATCCCGTCCGCGCAGATGGCCGGGATTATCGGCGACTCCGCCCACACCTACGGCTACCACCGGGGCCGCAACTACGTGTCGGGCAGCGACTACTCGGTGAGCCAGAACCCGGCCGACCGCAAGGGCGACGGTGAGGCGGCCTGCGCGCTGGACATCTCCTGGGGCAAAGCCGCCGACCAGTACACCGTCAGCCAGCGGCTGCTCAACGCCAAGAACAACGCGACGGCGAAGAAGGTGCTGCGGTCGTTCTTCGGGTCCACCGACGGCTACACGGTGTGCGGCTGGGACTACTACGAGGGCTGCCCGGCCACCAGCGACGACTCCCACCTGTGGCACGTCCACCTGAGCATCACCAGGCAGTACTCGAACGACCACGCCGCCTTACAACAGGTCGCCGCCATCGTCACGGGCGGCGCCGCCCCGTCCCCGGAGGAGGACGACATGCCCAAACAGATCTACCTGTACTCCAAGTCCGGGCAGACCACGAAGCTCGCGAAAGCGAACACCTACTACACCGTCGGCTGGGACGCGTCCCTGTCCGGCACCGGCGGCTCGTCCATGTCCTTGCCCGACTCGGCGACGATCTTCTCCATGGCCGCATGGCTGTACACCACCGGGCTGGCCCCGGATGACAACCTGTACTGGCGGGTCCAGACGTTGGACCGCAACGGCAACGAGCTCGCCAAGTTCCCGGTCGGCGAGGTGCGGGGCACCAGCGGCGGCACCAACGTCGAATTCGCGCAAGTCGGGTCGGTGCCGAAGAAAACGAACCTGCGGCTGCTTGTCGCCGCCACCTGCGCGAACGTGGCGGTGACGCAGGCGTGGTGGCGCTGCCTGTACTGGTAAGCGGGATGCGTGGTGAGACGGTGGCAGGCGCGGGCCCGGCTGGTCGTGCTCGCCGCAGCGTGCA